CAGGTTCATAGGCCAATTGCCCACGGAATAGGCCGTGCATTCGTCAGGCACGCTCTGAATGATGGTGCCGCTGCCGTCAATGAAGTAATGAGCCGAACTGCCCAGGTATTCATGGTTTTTGAAATACAAGCCATTGTTGTACGCGCTCGCATTCGTGGCGGTATAGTGCACCACGATATAGCGCACAGAGCAGCCCTGCCGCCCAAGCGTGTAATTGGTTCCGCTTGCGCGCATTTGCTTAATCGTCGGCACCTTCGGTCACCTCCTGCTTGTTCTGCTCCAACAGCTTGAAAATGGGGCTGTTGGCTAGCTGCGGATTCATCCTGCTGAAAATCTCTAGCAAGCTGCCAATTTCCATCAGGCAAATGTAAACGGCAATCGTGGTAAAGCACGGGGCTGAATAGCCCAGGTCAACGCCGCCAATAATGGTGCCGTCGATTATCACGCCTACCAGGCAAAAGCCCAATTCGCTGCATTTATGCCCTATGCCCTCGCGCATCTTCTTGCTGTTAAACTCTTTGTTTGCAAGCGCATTGCCCACGCCGAAAATCCAATCCAGCAGGATTAGCAGCAGAACCGCCATCAATGCCACTTGTGCGGTTTGATTGTCGCGGATAACGCCCACGAACACATCAAACCAAAATGGCGCTTGTGCCATGTCATTTCCTCCTATTTCCAAGTACCTACGCCGTACCAATCAATTGTGAAAGCCTTTGAAGAACTGAGCGATTGACCGCGCAGCAGATAAACGTTGTTCGCGTGCGTCGTGGTAGCCGCAGACAGCATGCCCAGAAATGCCATATCTGAGCCGTTGGCTGACAGGCTCGCGAAACAATGGGTGATCGTAAGAAAGCTAGTAGGCCACGCGCCGCCATCGTAGTAGTAATTGGAGCGGTAAAGGTTGCCAAAGCTGGTGCTAATAGCGGTGGTAATATCGCGCCTAGTCCATGCCTCCATCTTGCCGCTGTTCCACTTGCGATAACCGCCCGTGCTCGTGTGGCTTTCCTCCACGACGTAATCAGCCGCGCCCAGGATTGAAATTAGTTCGTCCATGGTCAGTAAAAGCGTGCTGTTCTGCCCCACGTAAGATACATTCTCATACGCATTTTCGAAGGTATCAACCGTGGCAGCGGCCTTGCCAAATGCAATGCCGTGACCGCCCGCCAACACATCCAATGTAAAGAACGCCTGCGAAAGAATCACGTACATTGAAGCGTTGCCGTGGGCATCGGTGACCGTGGCGCGAATGTCGTATGACGTGGCGGTGTTGAACGTTCCAAGGACTTTGGACACGCTGCCGCTGGTGCCAGATGCGCTAACGGTGGTGGTTGTCCACGATGCCGCACCATGGACGCTGTAGGCGATTTCAACGGATGAAACCGTGTTGTCAGGGTAAATGGTGGTGTCCACTGACCAATTGAAAGTCACTTTTGCATACGTGCCTGAATCGTCAGCGGTGCCGTCCGATGCGCAGCGAATAGCTGCCAGGCCGTCAATTGTTGGCGGGACGTATGCCAGCTGCCACACGGCATAAAGCGTCAGATTGGCGTTGCCGGTGTAGGTAGCCCCTGGCTGGTATTCAGCCGTTGTCGCATCCGCGCTGGTTGCCCAACCAATGAAGTTGTAATCAGCCCTCGTAGGCTCTGCCGTTGACAGCGTGATGTTCGTTCCGTGCCATTTCGTCTGATTAGACGGTGCGCCGCTGCCGCCGTTTGCGTTGTAGGTGACGGTGTATGATGTGATCGCGGGAACGGTGATGGAATCCGAAAGATTCCAATTGCTCATTGCAGAGCCAGACCAGCGAAAGCCCGACATAGCCCAATACAGCTGAAGCCCCACGCTGCGCGCGCTGGTGGTCTTGTTCACGGTCACATTGCGCGTGCGCACGGTCTGGCTGGTCTTGCCGTTAAGGCTCCATCCCTCTTCATCGTACCATGTGCCGTCGATTTTCTCGGAAACTTCAGGGCTGCTGCTGCTGCTGAATGTGTAGCCGTGGGTGATGTAGTCAATGACAACGTGAATCGTTGCCTTTGTTGCCGTCTGGCTTGATATGGTGGCTGTAAGGCGCATTTGCGGGCAATAGCTGTTGCCCACCTGTGGCGTTGTTATAACGGTTGCCATGCTATCCCACCCACTTCAAAGACAGATTGCCGTTAGCCCTCGGTATCCACATCCAATTTCCGATTGTCAGGCCGTCGGTAACGTTGGCATTCTTGATGTAAAGCTGCCTGTTGTTGATGTAGGCTACCAGCTCCGATTGCTCCATAAAGCCCACCATTTCGTTACTGATGCGCACAGAGAATTGGTCATTGGTGCCGCCGCCCAGGATAAGCAGCGGATAGACAACGCCCCCGGACTCGCCCTGCCCGAAGGTCATATAGCTTGTGATAGTGTCCATATTGTCAGACACAGCTTGAGACAGATTCGCCACGTTGCCAGAAACATTGTCTATCTGGCCTGCCAATGTGTTCTGAACAGAAGTGATCGTGTAAGTAATGCTGTCCGTATTCTCCTTGATGGACAGCTGGGCATCTTTCATAAGCTGTTCGCCCCAGCCAGCAGCCACAGCGTCAACGGGTGCCGTGCCGCTGATGGTCACCAGCACTTCGTCACCCTCTGAGATGCGCGCGCCAGTGGGAACGTCAATGGACGCATCGATGCCCGCAGCGTCAGCGTCAAGCACAACGGACACGCTGCCGCCCGCGCTGTTGCCCACGGCATGCCCGCGCGCCACGGTGACAAGCTGCGCATTGCCCGTGCCGTCTGCTACCACGTCGGCTGCTTTGGGAAAGACACGCCGCGCCAGCTCTGCATCAGATAGCATTATTGCCAACCTCCCCGCAACTCTAGAGACCAAACCCAGCTTTTGAAATCAAGCGATGCGCTGGCAACCTGCCAACGCCTTGTTTCACCCTCATCCGTCAACAGCTCCACGTCACCTTCGCGCAAAGGTCGATACATCATTTGATGGCTCGCTTTGCGGTCGATAACTAGCCCCTGGTTCAGATAGCGGTTAGCCAACGCCTGCGCCGCATTGCGCGCGAACGGGGACAGGTCGGAAACGTGGTAGAACGCATCCACGCAGTAGCCGCGCACAGAGTGGCGCGAAGCCGTGCCAGCGGGTGCAACTGCGGTAACCGTAATGGTGCGGTCACCATCGGTGGCACTCACAATGACGCGCTCAGGCGTTTCAAGCCTGTTGTCAGAGTAGGCCACGCGCCCCACAATCAGGCTTCTAGCGTTGCCAGTATCCTCATGCCAGGATGCCGCTTTCTGGCTCGGTGCCGTGTAAGGCTCCACCACTGCGAAGCCGTCAGCATCGACCGTCAGCCTGTTGTTCGACGTATTGCAAACGTCATGCAGCATGGAAAGATAGGACGTGCCCGCATCGTAAACCACGGCAGAGCCGTAGAGATAATCACGCGCGCCAGGCGCATAGTAGAACGGACGTGAAACGATAGTGAAATACGATTTCATCACGGCAAGGGCTTTGGATGAACGGGAAACGGTGCTGTTGCCGGGTGTTACGTTGGTTTCCAAGCCGTGAAGCGTGCTGTTAAGCGTGAACGTCGTTTCGCTGCCGTTGGTGTCAATGTCGGTAACATAGCCAGTGAACAGAGTTTCCGTTAGCAAATCGCCCGTGTAGTCAAAGACGGTGTGCACGATGCGCAGGGCTGCGCTGCCGTCCCAATTATGATCATGGCACGAAACCTGCGCGCCCGCCCTGGTGTCTCCGTAGTAGTCCAAATCCAAGGAGCCGCCCGTAACCTCGGACAGCTCCCCTCTAACGTCAGTAAGATTCATTGGGTCAACCTGGTAAACCGTCAGACGGTGCCCAAGGTCTCCCCTGCTCCAATCGACCATCACCACACCTCTTCTGCCATGCTTATATTAATGGGGTGGTGATACTTCGTGCCCAGGCCGATTGACGCGCTCTTGATGCCAACCTGCGCCCAGAAGCCCGTTGGGCTGCGGAAATAGGCGTGCCCAACGTGAGCCGCCCAGTCGAACGTTGAACTGTCAGCGTCCATGGTATCGCCCGCAATGTCTCCCGCAATGCTCCAAGAAGCGTTGGTGACGTTGCCAAAGACGTTAACAGGCCGTTCACGCCCGATGGTGGAAACGCTCTCAACGTCTCGCGAATAGCTAGGCTCGAAAGAAACGCCCGTGGAGTTGGTGGAAAGCCACACGCCCAGGTCGCGCGTGCAATCCTGGCTTGTTACGTGG